GAAAAATTTGTATACTTGTCCCCGCGATGGAGGGGCGGGATCACCAGTATATGAGCTATTATACCAATAGCGGCAAATGGTATGTGAGTAAACACTAAATCCCTTGGTCCTGTGGTAGGACTAACATTCAAATGATATTAGATACTTAGTTATTTGTATCGTATCACTTTATTTTTGGAATATTACTATTTCTAGGCGTCGTCAAACGCTTACTAGGCCCTCTAGCGAGAGGGATAGTCAAATTGTATATACATTCCCCGCGATGGTAGGGGCGGGATGAATTGGATACAAGCTACTGATCTTTAGTGACATAAGATTATTTTCACCACTCTCATAATTCAAACATTTCTTACAATTTTGAGCCTTGTTCCTTTGCTCGAGGAACATTTAACACTACATGAGCGAGAGTCAGTTTCTATATGTTTATATAGATCGGTGTCTGTTACACCAAGGTTATTTGACAACCCATAGTCAACGGATGCTAACCCGTTATTTTAGCCGTATTTACGTAGGCAATGGAGAGCGTATCTCCATAGCCTTGGCCAAGTTGCCTTTGTTTAAACCCATGTTAACTCAAATTAAACACTCCTTAAGTCGATTGCTTGAAGTCTTAGATAGATCTCTTGCTATCGCAATTAATTATATAGGTGTCGCTAGATCGTTTATTAGTCTAGATATGTATATTATTACCACATGTATTCTACTTAATTATTTAGGAGCGGAGAGGACATTGTTCTATGTAGAATTCGTTTGGTTGTCACCGATGACTGATCGATTATTGTACACTTGCATTTTGTTCGTTTTATGTACCTTATATCACTATCTCGTAGCGGATAGGACCATACTGTTGATACATCTTGTATTATCACCAGTATTCCATTTATTATCGGATAGTATAATTTATTTATGTAATTTAATTTGGGAGCGCTGGTTTGAAGAGAGGCCCGTGCTCGTCCACCTTAAGTGGACTACAGTCAGCGATTCAAGACCAATTGGATACGCTGATTACGCATATTTTGGTGTACTTATATGCTTTATGTATCATATTAGGCGTTATATTTTAGATATGTATCATATGTATTCATGGTATATATTAAGAGCTCGCTCTTTATATACATGGATCAGTCCTAAATGGGCTTATTTATCAGGGTCAACACCTATTGCTCCAAGCGTTCTTGTAGATAGCTTGAGTCAGTTGGGATTTGATATATCACGACCAATTCATAGAGTTATGAGTGGTATTGAGAATGTGTTGGCCTGCTTGTGTGCTATAATTCAATCTCCTACCAAAGAGGTAGGATTACTGGCATTCAAATTGTTATATAGTTCTTATTCTTCACTTACTAGTGTTATTATGGATCAATTTGCTCCATTACAGAAACATATAACTAAATTAGGC